AGCATCTGTTATAAATCTTCAGGATATTGTTTCATTTGAGGAGATTCCTTACGAAACAACATATGACATATCGGTAGAAGATAATAACAACTTCTATCTGGCAACACAAAAAGATCCAATACTGGTACATAACTCAGGTAAATCAACTCTTGCTCAGGATATGTTTATGATCCGGCCTATAGAGTGGTATCTGAAGAACAAGGATGAGAATATCAAGTTGAGTATCATTCTGTTTGGTATGGAGCGTAAGATGTACCAGTATAGTGCACGATGGTTGGCTCGTAAGATATTTACTGAGCAGGGTATTGAGATACCACCAAAGAAGATACTGAGCCGGCAGAAGAATTTCAAGATGGACGATCAGGAGTATCTTGTTGTACAGAAACACTACGATATACTCAATGAGTGGGAAAAAGATGATCTCTTGATTGCATGGGAAGGTAGTAAGAACCCATCGGGTATCAGTGCTTACCTTGAGGCATTTGCAAGAAAGAACGGTACAATCGTTGATAAGGATAAGACAGACAAGAGTATGGAGAATATCCTTGCTGATCGTACTTACATACCAAATCATCCTAATCACATAGTACTGGTTATTGTTGACCACATTGGTATCTTGAAGCCGGAGAAGGATCTTGAGAAGTCTAAGGGGCAGATTGATAAGTTCAGTAGTGTAATGAGACAAGCTCGTGACGTATACGGTTTCTCACCGGTTATCATTCAGCAGTTGAATCGTAGCCTGGCTGATGTATCAAGGCTGAAGCTCGGTGACTTGGCCCCAAAGCTGAGTGACTTTGCTGACTCGTCTCAGACACAGCACGATGCTGACGTTGTTCTGGCATTGTTCGAACCATACCGGCATATCGTAGGTGATTTGGATGGACATAAGGAGAATGGTTACACACTGAAAGGTTTCAGAGATGAGTATTTCAAAACCTTCTACAGATCCTTACACATCCTGAAAAACTCCTTTGGTACTAACGGTGTACAGTTTCCTATGGCATTACAGCCGGAGTATGGAATATTCAAAACTTTGCCGAAGAAGAAAGATAGTACAGATGCTATATACCAGGAAGTTACTACTGGTCAATTTTTTCTTGAAGATTAAAAACTAAAACATGAGTCAAACAGAAACCCATATTGGGAAACTTTACAGAATTGAGTGTACCTCACAGGAAGAGAAAGCAACAGAGTTGATGGCATCTAAAGGTGAAAGACCTTCTTACTACAAAACAAATTTGGAGTGGTTGCTGGGTGAATATGAGGCCTATGTAAGTACACCAACAGGATTGTGGGGTATAATAGAGCACAAGGAGCTGGATGGAGACGATGACATAAACAGTATGAAAGAAAATGAAGACGGTACAATAAGCTTTGTAACAAGATTCTACAATGGTGGAACACATCTTACAGAAATGCTTAAGGATGGTCTCAAGGAGCTGAATAAGTAATCAAAAACCAATTATATGAGTGAAGAAAAAAGTACAGGTATTGTATTACCGAAGACTGTATCCAAACCAAAAACATCGAATCCAAGAACAATGGTTCTTTATGGCAAGCCGAAAGTAGGTAAAACTACAGCAGCAGCTAAGTTGCCGAACTGTCTTCTTATAGATGTCGAGAGGGGTAGTGATTTTGTAGAGGGTATGATAGTAACACCTGTAAAGAACACACCGGTTGCGAAGTTTATGTGGCTGAGAGAGCTTGCAGCAAAAATACGTGAAGAAGGTCATCCTTATGACTACGTAGTTATTGACACACTTTCTCAGCTTGATATGGATGCAGAATGGGTAGGTACATGGAACTACATGAACTCTGTTATAGGTAAGAAGTTCAACAGGGATCAGAATGGTAACATGCTGAAGCCAAGTGATCCTAACTATGAGAGTGTTGTTACACTTCCTAACGGTGCCGGCTACAGATATACCAGGGATGCAATCATGGGTATCTATGATGAGTTGAAGGATCTTGGTAAAATATGTACCATCTTTATTTGCCACGTAGCAGATAAAATGGTTGGTGAGAAGAATGGTGAGCTTGTGATGGTAAAAGATCTTGCACTGGTTGGCAAGACAAGGGATATTATCCCACGTTTATGTGATGCAATAGGTAATGTGTGGAATGAGGATGGTAAGATGATGGTTTCGTTTGTAGGTAACAGTGAGAAGATTGGTGGTATCAGATCACCGCACCTTCTTGGTTACAAAGGTGAGCTTGATTGGAATAAGATCTTTGTAAAAGATTAGTAGAATTAAAAAGAAAGAAGTATTTATTAATTGAGTATTAAAAACAAGAAAAATGAGCGTTCAAAAGAGAGAACCATTTCAGAAAAAAATGTACACCGGCTTCTTTTCAGGTCGTGTTATTGCTGTAAATCCTACAAAGGAAGAACTTAGTGAGATTTTAGGATTTGAACCAAAGGAAGAACCTGTTTATATCGAAACAAACAAGTTCAATAACAAAGAGCAGGCATTGATAACTTTTTGGATGGAGGTAGATCATCCGGAAAAGTTAAAAATCAGCCATACTTTCTATCTCATAAACGAGGTAGCAGTAGGTAGAAATTCTGGCAAAACTCAGTTTGTAAATCAGTCAGGTTCGTATTCATGGGTTTTCCAGAAAGAAGATCTTGTGTCTTGGTTCAGGAACTTTGAAGATAAGAATGGTGAAATTATTGATGAATGTGAAGTAAGACCTGCTATCCAGGGTGAAGCAGACCTGTATAACTTCCTTCGTTCATGGTACGGCCAGGCAAACTTCAAATCAAAGAATACCAACATCCTTATAGATGTAAACAAACTGTTCCTGGATCCTGTGAAGTATGCAAAGTCTGAATATGGTACACGTATAGAACTTGAGAAACAATATCTTGCAGAAACTGATCCGGATGTACGTGAAGATCTTAATAAGAAAATAATCACTACAAACGTAACAGGCTTGGCTACTGTACGCATTTCTGAAAAAGAAGGTTCGATAAATTATTACCAGCATATTTACAAGGAGTTTATTCAGAATTACCTGGTTAAGAAACTTCGTCTTGCAGTGATGAACAATCTTTGGGATCCGAAAAATGGTGCAGACAAAGCTCTTGCTAAGTTTTATGACGGCCTTGTAAACAAAAACGGTACAAAGGATGCGTATAAAATACAGATGCTGGCACCTTTCAAAGAAGAAGATCATCCACAGACAAGTAACGAGACAATAATCAATAGTGAATCTAATTCAGGAGTAGACTACTAAAGAATAGAAGATGATAAACCTTAGGTTAATAGATGACTACGTAATAAATGTTATTACGGACGAGATAGTATTTTACCGTAACGATGTAGACCCTGAAGTTGTTGAGAATTGTCTCAACATCTTCAACCGTCTGCAGTCAACAGAAGAAGTGGATGAGTATTTACTCAATGAAGAGAAAGTAAACAGTGACGAGAGAGAATTTATAATTGAAGCATTAGCAAGTTTAATAAAAACAGAAACAGAAACAGACATGAATCCAGAAACAGTACATCAGGTACCGGGAACAGGTACAGGAACAGTTACAGCAGCAATTATGCCAGAACCGGCAGCAACAAAACAAACAGAGGCACCTGCACCAACGGTGACACCAGATCCAACTGCAGGAACAGCAGCTCCTGAGAAGCAGAAAAGGCAGTGGACAAGGAGAATTACAGATGGTGGCTCAAAACCTACACAGAGCACTTCTGAGTTCATCAAAGTAATGGAAGAGAAGATTGAGATGGTAAAGATCCTGGATCAGGTATCTATGCCGGAGCTCCCGGGCGGTATGACTAAGACAAACCGTGATATCATGGTGGAGTTCCAGAAGGAACAAGCTGCCCTGATAGCTAAGTTTATGGAACGTATCCAAAAAGCATAGTATGCAGATAACAAAAGAACAGTACGAACAGATGGCCGAGGAGATTTCTTCGGCCTCTGTTTCTTTATGGGACGATAAGTTAGAGGATACAGAAGAAGCTATTACGCTTGATGATCTCTGGCTGATATTAGATAAGTACTTAAAACCAAAAGAAGATGGCAAAGTATCTAATTGAAGTAGAAGTTGATGAGGATAAACTATATGATGCAGTAGGTGGTATACGACATCAGTTTGTTGTATCTGATGGGATAGTTCAAGAGATGGGTTGGGCACATGATTCAGGTATTTATGTAAACTCTGTAAAAGAAGTTGAATCAGATGTTACTGGTGAGTACCAAGAGATAACAGGTCCGTGGGGTTTTGTTGAGAAGTATTATCCTGATTATCATCGAAGTGATAATATTGCTACAGAAGGAGATCTCTGTAAACTTAATGAAAAAGAGTACGAAGAAGGAGATTGTGCACATGAGTTATTGATGGATTGGTATAACGGAGATATAAATCATCCGGACATATACAAAGATTGGAAAGTGTACTTGTGTGATATTTACGAAGTGGCTATTAATGCCTACATTGAATCAATAAAAGAGAAAAAGAATGGGTAAACAAGAAGCAGTATTTGTAGAAATTGATATAGTTGGTCTGGCAGATTGTCTTGCTGAGGATAGGTGGAAACAGATAACAGAATCTGAGCCGGAGAATAATCTTTATCAGACTGTAGTGAATGCTAATGGAGAAGTGGAAAAGGTTGTGAATGATCACTGGACCCGGGAGTTCTTTACACTGAAAGAGATATATCTCATGCTGATTAGTAATTTTACAAAACCAGGAAACGATGCCAGTAGAGAAGAAGAAAGAACCGGTGAGCTTACAACTGATCTATAGTAGGATCAGTGACTATGACATATACCGGTATGAGATCGGGAACTTTACAATAAATCATGCATTTTGTAACCCCTTGCGTAAGGATAACAATCCAAGCTTTGTTATCTATATGAATGAATCAGGTCAGTTACGTCATAAGGATTTTGCAGACTCTTCTTATTCCGGTAGTGGTATTGAATTTGTGCAGCAGAAGTATGGATTATCCATAGGTGATGCAATGAAGAAGATTGCAAAGAACTTTGGTTTGCTTGAACAGGATAACAAGATTTATAAAGAAGTCTTGTCAACCTATACAAAGCCGGTAATGGATATAAAGAGATACACTTTTATCCAGATAAATCCGAGAAAGTGGGAACAAAGAGATGCTGATTACTGGAAACAGTTTGGCATTACTGTAGATGAGTTGAAAAATGAGAAAGTGTACCCACTGAAAGAGTTATTTATCAACCGGAAAAGGGAACAGTTTCCTCAGAGTGAATTGGTTTATGCATACCAATATGAAAGTGGATTCAAAATATATTTTCCACAGAGAGAGAAGGGTGAGAGATGGAAGAGTAACATTAAGACAAGTATTGTTGAGAACATCAAAATACTGCAGGAACTTGACCCGGCAGTAGTTCTCATCACAAAGAGCAAGAAGGATCGTCTGGTCCTGAGCAGGTATTTCCCATATGTAATGAACGTACAAAACGAGAGTAGAAGTTGCTTTACTCCGGAGTTCGTAGAGATGTTGAAAGGTAGAGATGTGTGGATCAATTACGATTCCGATGAGGCCGGTGTAAAAAACTGTACAAACATTACATCTGAATTTGGATACAAGTACATAAATGTTCCAAAGAATTATCTACCTATAAAAGACTTTGCAGATCTTTACAAAGAACACGGAGAAGAAGAAGTAATAAAAGTACTAAAACAAAAAAATCTAATATAATGGGAAAGAAAACTTACTACCTGGGCTACAGCCGACTGAAGAAAGAAGTAATCGTTTACGGAAATGCTGATCATGCAAAAAACTCCGGCCTTTGGACAAGAGAGGTTGAGGCATTTGACATCCTTACAGCAAAGAACAAGTTTCTGGAAATGTATCGTGAAACACATCAAGAAGAAGAATAACTATGGGAAGGTTTCAGGAAGTCGATCTTAATAAACTCGTCTGTACCACATGTGGATCAGATGAAGTTGAGCAACGTGCTTGGATTCAAGTAAACAGTAAGAAGTTTATGGACTGGTACGATGAATCAGATAAAGGTTGCTATTGTCCTAATTGTGGCCTTGATGGAGAGCTCACTACTTTACGTGAGTACAAGAACAAACAGGAAGCTATTGATGACATTGAAAATGAAGAGTAATTAAATTAAACAAAAACAATTAGATATGAAATACAGATTAGAGTATAACGAACAACAAGCCGGTTGGCATTATGAAGATCCAAGTACAGATAATGTCGGTACACATGGTTGGGTAACTATAGCTGAGGAGGAAGAAGAAAAGAAGATAAACATATTTACATACATGATGGATGCTGTTTTATTAAACTTGAAGGATATTGATGATAGTTCTTTATCAGTAATAGATTTAATAAAAGATGCGTGGGAAGCTTTTGATGATATGTATCAAAAATTAGGTTTTTCTGTATTAGTAAAAGACGAAGATGAAAATAAGTAGTGAACGTACACATGACATTCTGATCAAAGCTACAGTTTGTTCTGAATGGGATAGCTGTAATGCAGCTTTAGTACAGAGTGTTACACAAAAAACACTGGAGAGGTGGGAAGGTAACGACAAGATAGCAACTGATCTGAAAAGTGGTGCACGATGGGATGATTTTGCTCATCTTGCTATCTATGAAGATTGTGACTTTCTTTATCTCAATGATGAGATTGTAGAGGAGTTAGAAAAGAAAAACTGGTATTACGTTGAAGATGTTACTGATGAGGATACAGATCAGAAACCGGAGCAGAAAATAGATGTTATGTTGATGAAGTTTTACGGAAATGGAAACATTCAGTTTGTGGGATATGGTAAACATACAAGTGAAGAGTTTTTTACAGAACGATTTAATCTTTACAATCTTTTATGATCTACGACATTCAGTATAGAGACGGTGCAAATTATAAAAAGTGGCTTCGGGCAGAGATCAACACCTTTCCTTTAAATGCAGGAAGGGAAGAGATAGAGATGGAAGAGTCGGGTTTGACAATGCATGAGTTTTTTGATCACATGGGGTGGGAATTTTGTGCTGAACTGGATCACAATAAACTTGAGATCCTTGGATTGAGTGATGATCAAACAAGTGAACCAGAAATACGTTTTATAAATTAAAAGAAAAAACAATGGAATTAACAGCAATAGAAGCAATAGCAGAAGTACAATCAACAAAGGACTTTTTGAGGGCAATGCCTTTGCCGGCCCAGACATCGTACTACAAACCGGTAGGTCATGGTCAGCTTATGGATATTACTCTGGAGAGTATAGATAGGTGTAACTTTCAGTTGAGGAGTGAGCACTATACACATGCTGCCGGTGGTGCCAAAGCAAATGGTAAGTACCATCTTGACTATGGTAATGATCCGGATATGAGTATCATGATAGCCTGGCAGAATAGCTATAACAAGCAACTCAGTCTGAAGTTTGCTATCGGTGGCTATGTCTTTATTTGTGAGAACGGTATGGTACGTGGTGATCTTGGTACATTCAGAAGCAAGCATATGGGTGAGATCCAAACGGTAACACCAAAGCTTTTGAGTGAGTACATATCTCAAGCAGGTGAGACGTTTGAGAAGATGATCATTGAGAAGAAGAGGATGCAGGAGATAGAAGTAACCAAAAAGACCACTGCCGAGCTCCTGGGACGTATGTATATTGAAGAAGGTATCATCACAAGCACTCAGCTCAATATCATCAAGAGCGAGCTTACAAAGCCTACATTTGACTATGGTCATAAAGACAGCCTGTGGGAGCTGTACAATCATACTACGTATGCGTTGAAATCAGCAACACCTACAACATGGCTGCAGCAGCAGATGGATAATCATCAATTTTTCACAGAGGAGTACGGTATAGCAGTGCCGGCATAATATGTTCTACAGATTTTGGGATAAACAATGTAACCGGTACATGTATACCGGTTACAATAGTCCCTCTAAGGAGGAGGCTAAAGAAGCAATACTGGCTTACATATCATTAGAGCCGGATGAGGAAGTGTCAAATGAGTTTCTGAAACAGGAAACATTGGAACATATATGTAATCTGTATGAGTTTGAGTTGGAAGAGAGTGAAACAGAATTTGAAGAACAAGAAGACTTTTAAAGAGTATGCAAGTAACAGATGTAATTAAAGAGAGATTTGGTACATGGTTGCCGTATTTCCAACCGTTTATTGAATCAGCAGAGTTTGATAAGATATTTGAGTTTCTGAAAGCTCAGAAGTCTTTATCAAGGATAGTGTTGCCGGAATCGAAGAATGTGTTCAAGTCGTTTGAGTTGTGTGATGCCAGTAAAGTGAAAGCTGTTATTGTGCTTATGGATCCTTATCCATCAGTAGCAAAGGATGGAGTAATAATTGCAGACGGTGTACCGATGTCTTGTAACAATACAGGAGTAATGCAACCAAGCCTTGAGATATTCTACCAGGGTATTGAGCATAGTTACTTCGGTACCAATCCTGCTATGGATAAAAGACCGGATTGTAGCTATCTGATGACAGAGGAAGGTGTGATGCTTATAAACAGTAGTTTGACTTGTGAGAAGGATAAGCCGGGCAGCCATGCATCTGTATGGACTCCGTTTATGAAGTTCTTCTTTGAAACAGTACTGGATAACTTCAGTGGACTACCTATTGTCCTCTGTGGTGCACAGGCACAAAGGTTTGAGAGATACATCAATCCTTTACGTCACTATATCTTTAAGGTAGAACACCCGGTAGCAGCAAACTATTCAAACAGGGCCTGGGACTATAAGGATATGTTCAAGTGGTGCAACAGTATCATCAGCAACAATAATGGCAAGGAGTTTATGATCAAGTGGCACAGGATGAGGCCCGGTACAGAAGAATCAGATACTACAGAGAAATGCAACGAAACAAAGAAACCGTTCAGCACGAACAAGGAACCACTGAAGAGTGCAGAGGATCTTGGCTTACCGTGGAAGGATTAAGTCATCTTCCAGAAAAACAAATTAATCAACTCATAGAAGAGGAACCGGAGATAACCATAAAAGGTTATCTCCTTTTTCTTCGTGAGATTTCTGACATTGAAAAATCAACAAATGATGGAACAGAAGGAAATGACATATGATGACTTCTTAGAAAAGTATACTCCTATAAAGAATCACATATGCAAAACAGCACCACTTGATGGTTGTATGTTTGAGACAATTCGTGGGGAGTATGAGTTTGTGAAGAACCAGGATCCGAAGAATGTGTGGACACTTATTGATTGTGATGGTTGGTATGGTATAGCTGCAGGTTTTCATTTTATAAACCGGTTAGGTTATGTTATAACAGAAGAACCCTGGGAAAGTGTAGAGGAAGAGTTTACAATATCTGATGAAGGGCCGGTGAATGATTGGTTCTGGAGCCTTAGTATCGAAGAGAAGAAAAGTTTGTTTCCTCATTTAGAGTTGAATCCTAATCTGCATGAAGAGGATCAGCTTGAAGATGAGTGGCATGACAACTGTGTAGATGAGAAAGAAGAGATCATGATGGATTTTAAAAACAAAAACAATGAAACAACAGATAGAAAAGAAGCTTGAGTACTATAAGAAGCAGTACAATGCTGCTATAGATCGTTACATGGAAAGCAACAGTCGGAAAGATAAAGAGAGTGCCATCAGGTGCAAGGAGCGTGTGAAAACTTATGAAGAGGTCATCAAAATGATGTAACATGAACTACGAATCAATTGAATACAAAGGTTACACAATAAATGTTGAATATGATCAAGACCCGGCAAACCCACGTACTGAATGGGATAATGTTTGCACTATGGTTTGTTTCCATAGTCGTTATAATTTGGGGGACATGGAACGGTTTGGAAAAAGCTACCGATCCATCAGTGAGAATTACTATGAACCTATAGATCTTCTGTACGAGCTGGCCGGGGTAGATAAAGATCAGTATCAGGAAGAGAATGACGGTGAAGATATGGATTCTGCTGATCTGTATAGATTGATAGAAGAGAGGGGAACATTAATTTCCTCTCTCTATCTATATGATCATAGTGGTATCACAATATCAATGAGTGGTTTTAGCTGCCCTTGGGATAGTGGTCAGATAGGTTGGATATACGTAACAAAAGAGACGATTGAAAAAGAGTGGGGTGGTGATGTAGAAAGTGCAAAGAAATACATGGAAGGTGAGGTTGAAGTATATGACAACTATCTTACCGGTGAAGTGTATGGTTTCAGAATAGAGGATCCGGATGGTAATGAGAAGGATAGTTGCTGGGGCTACTATGGAGATGAAGGTAGAAAAGATATGGTCAAAGAGTGTGAAAACACAATTGATTACTATCTGGAGAAAAAAGAAAAGAGAGATTTAGCATTAGGTATTCAACTTGAATTAGCATTATAATGGCAACGAGTTTACAGAAATGGAATGAGATGATAGCAGATGATGTGCAGGTAATGCACAGTATGCTGGATAAGATAGTGGAAAGGATGAGTAATCATCTGAATGGTGAAGAGAAGTACCGGTACATTGTGCCGATAAAAAATATGATTTACGAGGCATTTTTAGATATTACAGAGAACAACGGAGTGCCGACATTTACTACTTACGTTAACGCATCAAAACCAACAGATAATTAATATGGAAACAACAAACAAAAGAGTCAAGAGAGTATTCAATAACATTAGTGAGGTTGCACACGTCTGGGCCTACCAACAACAATCAGATGCAAGGTGTCGCAATGCTTACTTTGAAGGTGATACAATATACAGCTATGGGAGACATTTTCCCATAGCTCGTATCTATAACAAAGATGGAAAGAAAACAGTGTTCTTTACTACAAGAACATACAGCTCTACTACATCAAAACATGTACGTGATGTATACATGGCATGTCGTCATATGAATATCTTGTACATGCACAATGTTGTAAGCTATGCAACATTTGGAGAACTGGACTACGACCACAAAATAAATATTAATAACTTCTTAAATAATATATCCGAATCCTTAAGAAGAGTTGAAAAAGGAAGAACATCAAAGAGAATATATCTTCGTGATGCAAGAGACTATGGCAGGCAGCTTGAAGCATACCTACAATTCTTCAAACTGGAAGAAGTTGTAGGAACTGAATTTAAAGAGAAGATAGCTGAAGTATTATCTGATAAGTGGGAGACCTATATAAAAGAGTTTGAGGAGAAGGAAGCAAAAAGGTTAGCTGATCCTAAGCTACAGGAGAAGAGAGAGAAAGCTCAGAAAGCAAGGGATGCTAAAATACAGAAGGAAGATGAGGAGCAGTTGACAAAGTGGAGAAACTTTGAAGCATATAATGCCACTATAAGTAGAAAGTGGAGCAGTAGACGTGGATATGGATATAGCTCATTGAGCTATCTTAGGTACAATGCAAACAAAGAAAGGATAGAAACATCTCAACATGTTGAGGTGCCGGTAGAGACAGCACATCTGTTCTACAGACATATTCAGGTAATGTTGAGGAAAGGTGGTTGTAACTCAGCACAATGCTGTGATTACAAGTTGTTGAATACCTATACTGTAACAGAGATAACTCAGGATAGGATTGTAGTTGGGTGTCACAGGATCCCAATGTCAGAAGTTGAACTAATTGCTAAACAATTAAAATGGATATAACATGGCAAGAAAGTATGTAGATTTTAAAGTTACCGTTTGGTGTCGTGCTCATCTTGATGATGTAGACATGACTGAAGTAGTAGAGGCAATGAAGAAAGGAGAAGGTTCTAATTATTTATTTGCAGAAGAATTAGCTTATGAATGGGAAACACTTAGTGGTACAGAAGAGCCGTTATCTGTAGAAGAAAATCAAGGAAACTGTACAGTAGAGGTATATGATGGGGATGAATTAATTTGGGACAACACTCAAAAAATAGTATAACTATGATAGAGAATTTTGAGAATGAGACGTATGAACTCTCTGAGAAAGAGAAAAAATTATTACCGGCACTGGTAAACATTTTACAGAATCATGTGGGTAAGAATAACGCTATTAAGAACTATCAGATATGTGAGTTCTTAAACAAGTACAATTTACCTGTAAAAGCACAAGATGCAAGAGTAAGAAAGATGATAAACTATATCAGAAACAATAATCTTGTACCTTGTCTGATGGCCACTTCAACAGGTTATTATGTAACTCGTGATCCTGAAGAACTTGAGTCATTTATTCGTTCACTCAATGGTAGAATTGATGCAATTAAAAAGGTAAGAGATTCAATGCTTGAACAATTAAACAATTTGAAACAATGAACAGGGAAAGAATAAAAAAGAAACTAAGTGTCTTAGAACGGCCCGGTTTTGATGAAGTACTCTTTGATGCACTAAAGGTGTATATACAGGAAGCAAGAGGAGAAGATGCAGATGATTTGCATATTGCAGATATGGCAGGTGCTATTGCTTTTTCACTAAACAATCAGTACCTTAGAGAGCTTCCTGCCAAACAACCAACGGTTAAGAACCGGGATCTCGAGGATCTGATTAAAGAAATCAAAGATGGTCAAAGTAACGACTAATTTCTACTCCCTGAAGATAACTATAGATGGCTACACTCATCTTAAGGTAAAGATGAAAGACATCTATGGTTATCAATCATGGGGTAGCAGGGAAAGTAATTATTCAATCGAGTATTACTGTAAAGACGGAAATATTACCTGTGAGTATGAAGACAAAGAGTTGTGGAAAGAGATACTAAAACAATTGGAACCAATAGAATTTAACTAAGATGGAACAACAGAATAAATACTATACCCCAGACATTTCAGAGCTATATGTTGGGTATGAATGTGAACATAGTAGTAACATGAGTGCCTTTATTTGTGAAGACTTAGATGATGTAGTTAAGGATAAATTAACAAGTACTGATCTTAAATGGTACATAACTTGGGGAGAAGAAGAAGGAGGTTTAGAAAAATTTGTTAGAACCAAATACCTTGATCGAAGTGATATAGAATCATTAGGATGGGAGTATAGGGAAGATTCTTTTCACAGAAAAGTAACTGAGGAAAAAGGTGAAGTGTATGTACCTACTCACTATTGGTTTACTAAGCCAGATACACAAATGACTTTAACATGGTATCCTGGAGAGAAAGTACATATAGAAAATAGTGACCCAATGTGGATGTTACCATCTGTGAAATACTCAGGAGAATGTAAATCTATTAATGAACTCCGGAAGATTATGAACTGGTTAAACATCAAGTAATATGGAACAGAACAAAATAACAACAGCACAAGCAGTAGAGCAGTTACGTAAAGCCCTGAAAGAAGATCAGGCATATTGGGATGGATGGGTTGCAAATATTGCAATGTCAGTATACGATGAGTATATGGAGAAGCTCCCAAATACCAATACTGTAGTAAAAGGTGCATTGCTTGAGATATTTAATAATGGTGCAGATAGATTTCTGAAACTTTTGACAGCAGAAAAAACAACAGACAATGAGTAAAGAGAAAAAAGTAATTCTGGCAATTGATCAAGCAAGTCACTGTGGCTGGGCCTTGAGCAAAGATCTATATGGAGTATGGGATCTTACAACAAAGAAAGATGAGGATATGGGTATGAAGCTCATCAGATTCAGAAACAAGCTTAAAGAAGTATGTACATCAGAAGGTGTAGAAATGATTGTTTATGAACGAGTAGCTGGTATGCATACAGCATCTATTATTCATGCAGCCAAGATGGTAGCTATCATTGAAACATTCTGTACAGAAAATGGCATTAACTATACTGCATTTTCTGCTCAGGAAGTTAAAAAGTTTGCTACAGGTAAGGGTAATGCAAATAAAGATGCTATGGTAAAAGCTGCTCAGGAACAATATGGATATCCAGGTACAGATGACAACGTAGCAGATGCATTGCATATCTGGCATTTAGCAACTAAAAATTTTAACCAATAATGAGAAAAGAGATAGCAGACATCAAGGCATTTCAAAGAGCATTTGAATGCAACGTGTTACCGGTCCCGACAATGCCGGCAAAGGAAATACAGGAGCTGAGAGTAAGACTCCTGCAGGAAGAACTGGATGAGCTGAAACAGGCAAATGAGGATAATGACATAGTAGAGGTAGGTGATGCACTTACTGATATTCTGTATATCCTGCTTGGTACGGCATGTGAGTACGGATTAATAGACAAGATGGAAGACATGTGGGACCTGGTGCACAGGAACAACATGAACAAACTGTGGCCGGATGGTAAGGTACACAAGAGGGAAGATGGAAAGGTGATCAAGCCTGAAGGGTTTGAGAAAGTTGAACTTAAAACATTGTTTCAATAATGACATTAGCAGCAAGAGTAGAAAAGAATCAGATATCTGAGAAAGAGTACCGTAGTCTCAAGGACAGATTGAGCTATTCAGCATTGAAAACATTTGATGCAGACCGGAGAAAGTTTTACAACGAGTTTATTCTTGGTAATCCTAAGGAAGATAAAGAAAGCAGTGCAACTATCATGGGTAGTATTGTACACTGGCTTTTGGCCGGAGAAAAGTTTGATGACAAGTTTCATTTGTTCGAAGCAGTAGAGCCGGTGGGACAAATGAAAGATCTTGCAGATGCGTTGTATAAACGTAGTTTGAAAGGTATGGTAGATGGTGTACAGACACATGACTTTATTAATATTTTCGAAGATGCAGCAAAATCAGTGAAGCTTGATAAAGATGAGAAGGAGATTGCTTTTAAGGGTAAAGATATACCCAAGATGCTGGAAATGTTTAAAGGTAGTAGTGCTGAATTTTACTATGAAGAAAAATTAAAGGCAGTTGGAAAAATTGTTGTTACAGCAACTCTTGCAGGTTTAGCAGAAGCTCTTGTTGAGAAACTGAGAAGACATGCTTATACCAATAGACTGGTAAATGCAAAGACTCAAAATACAGATGTCTTTAATGAGGTTAGTATCCTTTTTGAAGTCAATGGTGTACCATACAAATCCTTAGTAGACAGGTTGATAGTTGATCATACAAAGAAGACAATACAACCGGTTGATTGGAAGACATCCTGGGATAATGAGGATCCTACAAGAGCTTATCTGAAGTTTGGTTACTACCTGCAAGCCGGCCTGTACGACTTTGCAATAAAGAAATGGAAAAATGAACATGAGCTTACCGATTATGCAGTACTACCGATGCTGTTTGTATTTGGTGACACATCGGGCTTTGCTGATCCTGTTATCCTTGAGATACAACCAAAGGATCTTTCTGCAGCATGGGCCGGTTTCTACATTCGTGGTTACTATTACCGGGGCCTGACAGAACTGATGAAGGATATAGCATGGCACGTAGAGACCGGTAATTGGGCAACTGCCAAAGAGATCTTTGATGGAAAAGGTTACGTTAAAGTTGACGTGCAATATGAAACAAGTCGGTAAACATCTTCGTAAAGATGGCTCAATAGATTGGAGAAAGACAATCTTCTATGTAGTCAAAAGATTACAAGATGGTGTAATGTGTAAGACTATTGCTGCTGAGTTGGATGTAACACAAAAGACTCTGGCCGGGGCAATGACGTTTTGGAGACAAAGAGGTGTACCTTTGCCAAACATGCACTATGTAGCTCCTGAAGGTCATATCAGAACCAGATTACAGAAAGGTATACGTTACAGAGAGATGAAGGTGAATGATAAGTGGATACAGTTGGGTAGAGCAGAAGGTCAGGAACACCTGAAGAGAATACCTACTGTGAAGAAAGAGCCGGTAATAGTAAAAGTACCGGCAACGAAAATAATCAAAAGAACAAAGAAAATGCCGAGTCCAAAACCACCGGAAAAGAAGATAGATAAGTTTCCGGACAAGAAGGTAGATCCTTCAAAAATGAAGAGTGTAAGGGTATCAAAAACTACCTATATACAGGTACCTATAGATGTGTCTGATGAGGAGGCAAAAGCACGTTGGGAAGAGAAATACCAACGATAAATATCTGACAAAATGCTTGGAGAGGGGTAGATTTTTTTGTAAATTTACTCCTCTTCTTTTTTAAAAAATCAAACAAATTTTATGGCAAAAGCAACAAAAACCGTGGAGGAAAAAGACCTCTTCCTGGAGAAGGTAGCGGCTCTTGAAAAGAAATACGGAGCCGGTACAATCATTGTAGGTAACAGTGTAAACCAAGAGTTGGAGGTAGTTCCAAGTGGTTCACTGAATCTTGACGTAGCTACGGGGATCAAAGGTCTGCCAGTAGGTAAACTGATCGAGATCTTTGGTCCCGAGTCATCTGGCAAGAGTACTATTACTCTTCATATAGAAGCTAATTTCCAAAAACTACCGGGTAGATGTATCCTTATTGATTTCGAGCATAGTTTTGATAAGAAGTATGCAACAACATTAGGTGTTGATGTATCAAAATTGACTATTATTCAGCCGGACTGCATGGAGGATGGTTACAACATTGCTCTGGAGCTCATAAAGACCGGTGAAGTACGTCTTATTGTTATTGACTCACATACTGCAGCTATCCCTAAGGTAGTAGTAGAAGGTAACGTAGGTGATGCCACAATCGGTATGCAAGCCAGGATCAATAGTGTTGCCTTGGGTAAGATCAAGCCACTGCTGACACCAAACAGGTGTACAATGATCGGTGTATCACAGCTCCGTACAAAGATCGGTGACTATGGTGATCCTGAAAAGCCAACCGGTGGTAATGCATGGAAGTTCTACTCCGACATGAGGCTGAAGGTAAGCAAGGTACTTGACAAGGTAAATAACCTGAACAAGACTGCAGTAGAAGTGATCAAGAACAAGTGTGCACCACCATTCGGTAAAGCTGAGTTCTGTATCAATTGGGGAACCGGTATTGACAGACTGAAGGAGATCATTGACCAGGCATGTGTATTTGGTTACATACAGGCAGGTGGTGCCGGCTGGTTTACAATCGGAGAAACAAAGATGCAAGGTGCTGACAAGGTGAAAGCATTCCTTTTGGATAACCCGGAGTACCTGGAACAACTGGAAAAAGACATAATGGAGAAAATGAAAGGTGCGTAAACGTGGATTATGGAAGAGCAGAGTAGGAAAGAGTCGAGACTTCGGAATCTGTATATCCAAAGGGATAAACTGCAGGTAAAGATAACTCGTACTGAAAGTGAGAAGAGAAAGATAGACAAGGAGTTGGAAGATCTCAATTCAAAGTTGAGAGGTGTAAATGACGGGATAGAGAAACTGGAGAATAGAAAGATCCTTATATCGACTCACTTCATTGCTCGGTACGTACAAAGAGTCGGGCCGGCTACTGAAGAAGAGATACGTGAGAAGATCATTACTCCTCAGTTTGAGAAGATGGTAAGAACACTTGGGAATGGAACATACCCTGCAGGAGATTACAGAGTTGTGGTAGAGGATAATAAACTTTTAACAATAATGATCAACGAGTAATGAAAAGGACACCGTTAAAAAGAAAAGCTGCACTGAAAAGAAAGGGGCCGATAAAAAGGCCCCCTCTCAGAAAAGTCATAGATACAGAAGAGAGAGACAAGATGTGGGATCTGTTCATGGAAATCTGGAAAGAGAGACCTCACAAGTCCCAGGTATCCGGTGCAGTGCTATGGTCAGAACCTAAGACATGGATGTTCGATCACTTATTAGAAAAAAGTAAGTATCCGGAATTAAAATACGAGAAAGAAAATATTGTGTTGGTGACGTTTGAGGAGCATGAAAGAAAGACAAATGGTTTTCCGGATGAAAGGCACCGGGAGCTTATTGAACAAGCAAAAAAATTGTATGGCCTATGATGATAGATGGAAAAGAAGTAACAAATAGTACAATATTCATACTACCAATGTTTGGATTACCCAAACGAGTGTTTGATGATGCTGGTTTTGCCAGTTCCTTTGTAAAGTATGGTGATCGTATTTATGGTTCACCGGTATTGTTTCTTGTATTTTACACAAGAGAAAGGTATGCAGAAAATCTTGAGGACATAATCACAATGATGGATTCTCTTGTTTTGGATATTATTCCTTTTAGTGATACTGTAGGTGTAGTTGTATTGCAAATTCCTAAAATATTCGAATGGGATTTTGATCACATTATACACAGTCACTATAGTAATGTTTCAGAAGAATACCGGCAGATTGTAGGAGACAGAACAGAGACCAGAAATAAACTTTATAATGAACATGTGGGCAAAAGATTACCTTTGCTTATTGCAGAAAAAGATCCATTGATCAAAGAGTTTATTCAAAAAGAGTACGATATTGTTTTGGATCTTGAAACTGAAGTCTGGGAAAGATTTGATATTCAAAAGGAGACTCTTACTGAAGAAAAGCTCAAAAAGATAATGTATCATGTTCACAGATTTCCTAAACAGATTGGTAAAAATAAAGGTGATTCAATATGACAATCAGGGAAAAGTTTCCGAAAGCTTTTGAGATGTACAAAGAGTACATCAAGGCCGGCATCCGTAAGAACAGCAATGATTTACAATTACCGGAAGAGTTTATTGTTCAAATGGTAAACGATAATGTTGTAGATATTGCTATGACCAAATCAACAAGAGATCTTTATGACTTCCTTGATTCCATAGGGATTATTGTATCCGTATGGCATGATGGTATGGCATGGAAATACCGGGTAGATGATGGAGTTTTCCCTACTACTGCAAACGTAGGAGGTGGTAGAATTGCTACAGAACAAAGGGCTTTTGAGGATGCTTTTGGTAGGTTAGAAAAGAAATAATATGTATCTTTGATACATGTTGAAATTTCTTGAAGAAGGCCATAAATATGAGAGTGTAACACCCGATGGACGAAAGTGGTTGGGTGTTACTACTCTTATATCAAAATACAAAAAACCATTTGATTCTAATATCGTTTACAAAAACGTAGCCGACCCTGACTCAAAGTGGTACGGTATGGATCCACAAGAAGTTCTTAAGATCTGGAAGAACGAAGCCAATCGAAGTACAACTGTAGGTAGTGCATTCCATAAAAAGATGGAAGAGCGTGAAGTAGATGCAATCAACTGCTGTCCTATTGAAAAAGGTTGGAAGTATGCAGGTGATCAAGTGCTCCGGCCAGGTGTCTACCCCGAG